GACCTATCCATTTCATATCATTTTTGAAAAGATGATTTGCTTTCTAAATCGGGAAGTAACCATCTATTTTGAATTTTCCTTTAAATCGAGGAAAAAGATCAGTAATTTCCCGGAGAAAAGAAATGTTAGCAATTAGTCTAGTATTCGGTTCATTTTTAACCGTATTATTTCTTATAGTGGGACTTATAGGTGGTTGGGTAGCAAGAGAATATATGATGAACTATCGGGAGATTCCAAGACCTCATCCTGAAATGTTCGATAATCAAGGAAACTTGATTCCAGATGAAGTAATCGCATTTAATTTTGAAAACTATCATGACTACGACGACACAGAAGACGACGAAGACTGACGCATTTACTGTAAAAGTAAAGGTGCCAGCAACAATTCAAGAACTTCCATCAAACCCATTTATTTTTGAGATTTTGAATCTTGCATCAAAGCAGCGTTCAAATGCAAAAAAAGTTGAAGTTCTTAAAAAATATGAGCATCTTTCTTTAAAAACTTTGTTTATTTGGAACTTTGATGAGACTGTAATCTCAGCTCTTCCTCCTGGAGATGTTCCATACTCTGCAGTAAATGAAATGGATTCATTCAAAGGAACTTTGAGTGAAAAAATTCAAGATGCGGTTGAAAAAATGGAAGAACTTGGTTCTAATTCACTTGGTTCTCAGGATCAGGGAAGATCTTCAATTCGTAAAGAGTATCAAAGATTTTATAATTTTGTAAAAGGTGGAAATGATTCTTTGAGTTCTCTTCGCAGAGAAACTATGTTCATTAATGTTCTTCAGGGTCTTCATCCATTGGAAGCAGAGATTCTAGTTCTTGTAAAGGACAAGAAACTTGATACTAAGTATAAAATTACTAAACAAATTGTTTCGGAAGCATATCCTGATATTCAATGGGGAAATCGAGGATAAATTTAATCTTTAATTATGGGGGAAATGAATTTGGAAAATACAACTAAAGATGATACAATGTCGGCAGAACAAGAAAAAACATCTACTAAAGAAACTTTAAAGGAAGTTTGGTCCAATCATGAAAAGGAAACTTCCAAGTCTCGCTATGGATGTGAAATTCTACAAGAAAGATGTAACAAACAAGATGCAAAGAATAGACAACTACCTCTTGATTCTTATCTAGTTACTTATGTAATTGATGAAAATATTTTTTATGATATTGTGAAAACAAGTAAGAGAGTAAGTGTTTTTGATATGTATTATGATAAATTTGGCAATTGTCTTAAATCAATTGAATGGACTGATGGTAGAGTAAGTCCTAAACTTTGGGGATATAAACCGCCTCAAACCAAAAAGAGAAAGTGATTTCAAAAATACTGGGAAAAATTTTCCAGTATTTTTTTGTTTCTGTAGGATTTTATAAATAACTAAAAAGACGAAAAAGATGAAATCGTTCAAACAGTTTTTAAGTGAAGAAGAAGCAAGACAGGGAAAATTGCTTACAAATAAAGGAACTGCTCAGAATTTCAAAAATCCTAAGAAAGTTCCATTTATTGGAACTGATCCTACGCCAACTTCAGGGTCTTCTGGATCTTCTGAAGCACCAAAACCACAAAAAGTATCTCCTGGACAAATGGAGATTCCTTCTGGAAAATCTCCAACAGGTACAACAACTAAAGTATCTGGTTCTAAAGTAAGGGGAGCAGCTGCTGATCCTTGGAAGCAGTTTCCTAAAAAACCACAACAACAACTTGGAATGCCTAAAACTGGTCCATCCAGCACTCTTCCAGGAAGAACACTGGAGCCTGCAGGTGGAACATCTGCAAAACCTGCTTTACCTGCTGTGGGACAAACTCAAAAAGGTGGCACATTAGCAAAAACACTAAAAGGTGGAGCACCTGCAACAAATCCACCAATTCAAGCAGTAAAAGTATCTGATGTCACTAAACCTAAAGGTAAATTACCTTCAGGTACAAAAGGTGGAGCATTAGCACTTCGTCCACAAGGTTCATCTAGTATTGTTTCATCCGGTGCATCTTCTGCTGCTAAACAATTAGAAAAATCTGCTGCGAAGGAAGCAGAAAAAACTGCCGCTAAAACTGTAGCAAAAACTGCAGGAAAAGGTATTCTTAAGGGACTTGGAAAAATTGCAGGTCCTGCTGCTGCCGCTCTTGATGTTGCTGACGAAAAATCAAAAGGATCTGGATGGGCTAGATCTTTGGCGAAAGGTGCTGTAGTCGCTGCTGGTGGTGCTCTTGGCGGAACTGCTGGAAGCGTTGCTGGTCCAGTTGGAACAGTTGGTGGTGCTGTAGGTGGATCTATGGCAGCATCTAAGGCATTTGATGTTGCCGCTGGTGCAAACGCCAAGGAAAGAAAGGCAATTGCAACTGCTAATCGTCAAGGTCAGTCAGGTGGGGCAATCAAAGGTATTGGTGGCAAGACTACTTTCGATACCAAAAAGAATACGATCACAACTGGTACAGGAGCACAAAGAAAAACCGCTCAGTTAGGTAAGACTTCTGTTGTTACTAATCCTAAAACTGGTAAACAAGAAGTTGGCAATCTTGCTTATAAAAATGGTCAAGCAGTTTATAAGAGATCAGATACTAAGAGTCTGGCGCAGACATCCTCCAATCCATTAGAAAGAATTGGTAGATCTTTATTTGCTGGTGCTTATAAGCAATCCGATGCTGCAAATGCCGCTAAGAAACTTGCTACGGCAAGACAGTCTGATACTGCTCGCAACAAAGCACTTGGAGTCAAGTTCGGTCCTGGTAAATAGACTAATTGACTAAATATCCAAGATGAGGTATAATACCTCCACGTTCAACCCGTAAGGGTCGGAAGTAAGCCGACGCGGAACGGATCGTTCATCTATGGAAACGCTCTTACTTAGTTGTTTACAAGCAAAGTTAATTCTTGGAAGAGTTATGAAGGCAAATATGCCTCCACAAACTCGCAACGACTTAATTTGGGAAATCAAACAGATTACTCCCAAAGAGTGCAAAATAGACGCAACCGCCGACTGAAGGAACGCTCTTTAACCTAAACAACTAAGGAGAAAACCTAATGTCAAAAGTAAAACCATCTATTAATGTACTTCAACTCATTAAAGAGAAGAAGCAAAAAGAAGACCGCAAACATCAAGCAAAACTAGCAATGGCGATGCGCTGATATTCTGGAGGGATTGATTCCCTCCTTTTTTTATGCTAAAATGAATTGAAAGAATTTTAACTTATGGATAAGGAAAAAGTAAAACTTATCGTTCGTAATTTGGAACTCCTTGTGGATTCTTTGAAAGCAGAAATTTATTCTGATGTATCATCATACCGATTTGATGATATTAAACCAAGAGAAGTAGATTATGACGAAATCTTTGAGGATGACGATGACTAAAAGAGCAAAAGAATTGGTAAAGTTGCTTGAAAAACTTACGAAACAGGATCATTTGTATTCTGGTGAGAAAATTAAAGAAATGAAAGCACAATTGCGAGTTGTCAAAGAAGAACTGGCACAAATTGAAGCAAAATACTCAAAAGGATTTGGAAAAAAATGACTGTAAAACTTATTAGCGTAACTCCAGATGCAGAAAAAACAATGGCATTTATTGCACGAGTTTCTAATCCTGCAAATCAAGACAACGAAAACTATTCCAAGTTGCTTGCCTATTGTATTAAGCATAATCATTGGTCTGTGTTTGAGCAGTCTTCTATGACACTTGAGATTGAAACGAATCGTGGTATTGCCGCTCAGATTTTGAGGCACCGTAGTTTTACATTTCAAGAGTTTTCGCAAAGATATGCGGACACAAATCTGATTGCTGAGGACATTCCTCTTCCCGAACTTCGTAGGCAGGATACAAAGAACCGCCAGAACTCCACAGACGACCTTCCAGCAGACCTTAAGATCGAACTCTACTCCAAGATCCAAGATCACTTTGATGCTGCTCAGAACCTCTACAAGGAACTCCTAGAGGCAGATGTGGCAAAAGAGTGTGCTAGGTTTGTATTGCCACTTGCAGTTCCCACTAGAATTTATATGACCGGTTCTTGCAGGTCGTGGATAACCTACATTGCTCTCAGAGAAAAATCGGGAACTCAGAAAGAACATATGGATATTGCCAAATCCTGTAAAGCAGTATTTGGAGAACAATTTCCTACTTGCTATGAGGCACTTGGTGGTTCTGATGAGTGGAACATATAGTGTATCCAATTTATAAATAGTAATAGTTAGATACACTATTATGGGAAGACGATCTTCTATTAATGTTGGAGATGTGATAGGAAATTTTACCATTTTAGAAGTCATACCATCAGAGAAACCTGGAAAACACTCTAGGGGAAAGGTAAAATGTGCTATATGTGATGGTATTAAAGAAATGTATAGCTTTAATATAAGGCGCAGATATTCTTGTGGATGTTCTCAAAGAGATATATCTACTTGGAAATCAAAGGGCCCTAAAAATATGCCCTGGAGACTTCCTCACGGGGAAGCGTCAAAAAATGATCTTTATTCTTCATATAGATCTTCTGCTAAAAAAAGAGGATTAAATTTTGACATTGATTTAGAATATTTTTCAGAAAATGTGATAAAATCTTGTCATTATTGTGGAGATTTCCTAACTTCAGTAAAAAAATCACAATCAAAAACGGGCGGAGATTTCTATTACACTGGCATTGATAGAGTTGATAGTAGTAAAGGATATAGTGAAGATAATTGTGTTCCTTGTTGCAAAACTTGTAATATTATGAAATGGGAATTATCTACTGAAAATTTTACTACTCACATCTTAAAAATATCTTCACATTTAAACTCTAAATAACGATACATATTATTTTAACACATGGCAATTTATCCGATTATTCATAAAGAAACTGGTGAGACGAAAGTGATTGAAATGAGTGTCCATGACATCACACAATGGTACAAGGACCATCCTGAATGGCAGAGGGATTGGTCACAAGGATGTGCCACACCAGGAGAAGTTGGCGAGTGGAAAGATAAACTCGTCGCAAAAAATCCTGGATGGAACGAAGTACTTGAAAAATCAAGCAGGGCTCCTGGATCAAGAGTAAAGAAAATCTAAACAACTAATATGGCAAGAAGAAAAAGAACGACGAATGACCAACCAATCGGTGTTGGTCTTACAACTCGTCA